AGAAGCGTATGTAATGCCACTTCCTTGCGATTGAGCATCATTTGGCTTTGATATAACCACTTTTGTAACGCTCTCTATACTTTCGCCTGATTCGTGTAATAAAAGCGTTTTAATATACATTTCGCCATTCATTTCAACCATAGGTTGTAATACTGCAATTTTGTTTTCGTTAAGTACTGGAATAACTGCTTCTCGAATTGCGTTTAAGTCCGCATAAGAATTTTTTAAGAAAGGATTTTTGGCATTTTTTTTAGCATCTGCCATTTCTGATTGTGCCTTAATTAAGGCGGTTGCAATTTGTTTCATAAGATAAGATATTTAATTGTTTAAGATTTGTAAATATAATAATTTAAAACGATATAGCCAAACTCGACTTTCTCGGTGTTGTTGAAACTTTAGGAACGTCATTACCATAAGCATCAATTACGTCTTGTTTAAGAGCAAGTTTTAATAATTCCGCCCTTGCATCTAAGTCAGCTTTTAATTGCGTGTAAATCGCATCATCTGAATAGTTTATTGTATCACCACCGCTTCTAAATGTTCCTTTCAATCCAAACTCTTCAAAGTTTTCTTGTGGTATTACTTTCATTAATTCTGAATTAATAACATCTAAAGCCTCAACCATTCTTTTGGCTTGTGCTAATAATTCGTATTTATTAACTTCTCCAGCTTCTAATAAATCAGTAATAAATTTTTTACTACTTAATTGAATTTCTTTTTTGTTAGGAAGAAAATTTTGCGTTTCTATTTCCTGTTGACGCATTAATTGAAATAAATCTTTACTCATAATATTTAAAAAATAAACCTCTTTTAAAAAACTTAATCGGTCAGAATTAAGCATTAAAAGAGGCGTTATTAATTTTGTGAATATCTCTGACCAGATATTTTGTTATGCAAATATAAAATTATTTTTTTAATATCTATAAATTTATTTGTATTTTTTGTGTTGGACAACTCATTTTATGGCAATTAGTTTTTTTGCAATGTTTACACTTCCCATTCGGCATAAAATAACTGCAACTTACCTCATCACTTTCAATTGTAAATCCTGTATAAGATTGTCTAAACTCACTCGGCTTTGCTGTAAATCTATAACAATAATCTTTTGATGGACATTGTTCGTTTTTACATAATGATATATCAGGCATAATGTTATTTTTTAGATTTTAATATTTTACGATAAACCTCGTTTACAGATTCTTTATTAACTCCTCTTTTGTAGTTAAATTGAAGTATTCTTTTTATTCGTTGTAGATTTGTCATCTTTCAATTTGTTTAAGTTCTTGTTTTCTAACATAATCAATTTCTCTTTGAATATAATCTAACGCTTTTTCAAGGTCTTTTAAATGCGTTCCTTTCTTTCTGCAACGTGTAACATACTTGACTACGTTTCCTTCGTTAAAATTAAGGTTATTGTCTTTTACGAAATCTATTACATCGTAATTATTTTCATTTGAATAGTGTAATGGTGTCATAATTCTATTTCTTTAAATGCTTTAATAATTCCTTCTTTACTATACCCAACACAAACTAACAAATTAGTAACTATTTCTGCAACCTCATCTGTAGTTAAGCTATCATATAAAGTTTCTGTTGTATGTGTTGTATCGTGTGATGTTATTGTTATTTTCATAGTTAAAAAATATAATGATTAATACTTTTTTGTTTTTCGTAGTAGTTCATTGTTGTAAAACTGCTTTTGGTGTTTTTGAAGTTGGTTTTTACCCAATCACTCGGTGGACTAAATGCACCGAAATTTTGATATTCAAATGCAGTTGAACTTGTGTAATCAAAAAGCAATTGATGACTATCACCTTTGCCAAATTCTATTTCGTAATTGTGCAATTTATATTCATCAATGTAGTTTTTTACTTTTTCAATTTGTACCGGATCAAGTTTAGGTTTAAATCCAAATTTTAAACTTTTATCATCTTTTCCGTGAGTTAAAATAAAGCATCGGTTTTTAAAAAAGTAATGGTCAATGAATTTACGTTGATTAACTACTACTACATTATCAGGATATTTCAACTCGATGTAAGTCTTAAAAGCAGAATTAACAATATAGCCAAAACTTCCAGCGTGATTGTCATTACATATGTTTACAATTTGTATCTTATCGTAGTATTGAACTAAAGCATCTATTAATGATATTTTGAATTGTAACCCAATATCAAACGCTTTTTGATTATCCATATTTTGTGGTAATTCGTGACCGCCTCTTGTAGTCATTGAATTATATCCATCCATAAAATCGCCCAATTCGTGAAGTAGTAAAACATTTGATTTTTGATTGTTTACTATTTCATTTACAAAAATATCAAGTCTTTTAAATAGTTCGATTTCATTCCATAAACCATCGTATAAAGAATAACCATCTGTTACTTTCATACCTATATGAACATCAGTCAAAACCGCTCTGTCAAATAACGCCTTACTTTTTACCTTTTTAGCTTTTACTTCAATCGGTTTAATAACGTCTTTAAAGATATTTAAGAAGTCAATTTCATTCTCAACATCAACTTCACTAATCGGCTTTGTAATTATCCATTGCTGACCGCTTGAAACGTTTGTTGATACTCTTATAATTTCGTGATTTGTTGGAATATCAATTAACTCTTTTTGGTTTAACTTTTCAATTTTCGATATTACTTCACCATCTTTATTAAGAGTTCGCTTAACCTCTGTAAATTTATTTTCGTGAAAACCTCTGATTTTATTTAGTTCATCTATTTGACTTTCGGACAAATAAAATTTAGGATTACCTTCGCTTTTATAGTCTTTTCTTAATTCAAAACCCAAAGCAATAGCCTCGTGCGGTTTTAATCTGATTCTTTGTTTACTCATAATTCATAATGCTTTCTCTAATGATATAAGGTTCTTTTTTGTACTCTTCAATCGTATCTATAACAAAATCAATTTTAGTGTTAAAATAATCGGCTATTTCGCTATATTTTGCATTTGGATTCTTTTGCCAATAATGAATTATTTTAGTCTTTAGCATTTTTTAGGATTTTATTAGTTATTCCATTCATACTTTTTTGGTCTTTATCGTAAGCCTCAATCATATAACATATATTTTCCATATCATATATCGGTATTTGTGAAATACGCTTTATAAACGTTTCAAACACTTTATAAACTTGGTCGGTGCTATCGCTTAAACTTTCAAAAAACTTATCGTAATGCTTTTCTTCAGCTTTAATTAACAAAGGTAATACTAAATTTAACTTTTGCTTTAATTCTTTGTTATAATATCCAGTGTGTTTAATAGCCTCGAGTTGATTCAAGGCTATTTGAGTACTCATTACAGATGTAGTTATTTTATCGACTTCTTGCATAATTTCTTAATTTTTAAAAATTCGTCATAAGTTACAACTGTTTTAGATTCGTCAAAAGAACGCACATAAAATTGGTCATCACTTTTAAATTTAGTATAAAAATTTTCAGAAGGTGTAATTTGCATTGCTGCAGTGTGATTCCAATTGCTCATTCCTTTTCTAATTTCTTGAAATTCCTCTGTTGTTAATTGATTGCAATCAATTTGAATATTTGATAAATTTAATTCCATTTTATTTATTTTTTTTAGTTATTAGTTATGCTGAAAAATCTCGATAATCGTTTACTTCTATTTCTGATGCGTCATCTAAAATGCTGGTTAGAATTTCTTTTGCTTTGTCTATTTCAGCTTCTAAATATTTTACTCTATTTTCTAACGCTTCAATTCTTAAATATTGAAACTTTTCCAAATCTGTACTTGGTGTTTTATCTATTGTGTATAATTCGTTTGTCATTTTAATAAGTGGTTTTTAATTGATTAATAGCTTCTTCTTCAAAATCTTCAAAACAATCTGTTAATAAATCCATTGCATCGATTCCGTTTAATTCTACTTCCCAAAAATCAAATGTTGCTGGAGAACCCGGATATTCATAAGTCTGTTGTTCCATTGGTTCATAATCATATTGAACATCAAAATCAAAACCTCTAAAATTAATTGTTGCTTTCATATATCTTATTTAATTTAAGTGAAACTTCATTAAATGCTTGTTCAAAATCTTCTTTAGTGCAAACTATTGAATCTTCATTAAATGCTAATTCAGCGTGTTTAAGACCTATTTCGTAATGGTCATTCATATTAGTAACGCAAATACATTTTTTTTCTGAAAAAATCTTAAAGTAGTGAATACTTGTTTTGTAGTAAGCTGGTAAATTAATTTCTACTTGTTCCTGTGTTATTTTTTTAATTGTAAGTTTCATTTTCTAATTGTTTAATAAATTGGTTTTTTAATTCTTCTTTTTTTTCTTCTGTAATAGCTTCTAATATTCCAGCTTTTACAAATATCCTAAATAATATTTTTTTTTCTTTAGGGTCAATCTTTTTTCTTCCTCTCATACTCGTGCTATTTGTGTTATAATATAAATTAAAATAATAAATGCAAATGTTAATTGCGGTTTCTTGTGTTGTAAAAAGTATTTCATAGTTTTAGGTTTTAAAGTTTAAAAAAATGCTTGTCTTTCCAAGCTGTCAACGCTGTACGAATACTGTGCGATTTTTATTTTTAAATAAAGGAATTAGTTTAACTCCTTTATTTCATATCTTAATGCTTTTTCAAAACCTATTCTTTTATTCCATTTTGAAGAAGTAGCTTTTAAACATCCTTCGTAAGTTGTAGAAGCATACATTAGTTCTGTGTGTGTTTCTGTCAAGAAAATAACAGCTACAAAATTATATTTATCATTAAATTTATTTTTGTCATTTCCTTTATAGTTGTTAAGTGCTTTCATTTTTATTTGTTTTTTTATTTGTTGTTATCTGAGTACAAATATAAAACCTTTTTTCTAATAAAAAAACTTTTTAATAATTATTTTTAAATTATTTTTATATTTTCAGTCTATACCCTTAAATATAAAGGTTTAAAATAAGGTTACAACCTTAAATGTATAGGTTTAAATTTACCTTTAGTAATAACATAAACCCTAAAAAATGGGGTTTATCTATCAATAAAAAGTAATTATGTACCTTATATTGTACATAAAGTCTATATTTGTTTATAATAACGCACAAAAAAAACACCTCAAAAGAAGTGTTTAAAAAAAGAGATTAATGCAGATCTACGAGATGCCTTTAACCTACGTTTGTAAATTTATGTTTATATTTTCGATATAATAAATAAATCGGTATTAATAAAATTAACCAAAACCAAAGCAAAAAATTAAATTGCTCTTTGTCTATTTGTTTAACTTCAATCTGTGTCTGTTTCTTTATATTTGTTTTAATCGCTTTCTGTTCGGTTTTAACCTCTTTCTTGCTTTGCTGAACTACTTTATTAGCTTTTACTTTTTTATGCTTTAAAACAACGTTTCTGTAAGTTTTGCCATTTACAATTATTTCCTTTGTGTTATCAATTGGAACTATTGTAATTTCATCACTTTCAAAGCAACTAATTACTTTTACATTTGTATCGGTTTTGGTTTCGGTTTTTGACGTGTCAAGTATTTCGATTTGCGTTTCTTCTTTAGTAACTGATTTGTTTACCTTTCGGCTTCCGCAACCAACTATTAAAAACGTAATTAAAAATAATAAGATTAGTTTATTTCTCATAATATTCATTTATAAAAATTTGTATTAATTCATTTATAGTATATATCTTACCATCTTTAAAAAAAATGTAAAGATTATTTTTCAATGGTGTGGTCATATCATTTAACCACTTTGTAAATTCAATAGTAAATTTATATGTTACCATAAAATAAAGCATTAAAATAAAATTTACAAGCCACATAACTTATTTTATAGAAAATACAAATCGCTTTCTTTTTTTCTACGTCTTGTTAAACCATTAACCACAACTCTATTAGCTTTATTCCAACGCATAAACTCGGTTCTAATGGTTAAATCATTTGGATTAGCATTTACTTTTTTTAGTAATGTTGAAGTTGAAAATGCACCAGTACCTACATTGTAAGTAAAAGAAACTAAACTATTAAATTGATTTTGTGTTAATGGCTTTTTAACCATAGATGAAACTCTTTTGGCAAACTTATCAGCTATCTCTTTGAATATTTCAAAAGCATATTCTTTAGTTATTGCTTTGTCAAGTAATGTAACACGAACTCCATTTGGATAGTAAGTATTACCATAGCCAATAGTTGGAATTTTTGCACTGCACAAATAAGGTTTAAGCATTAAACCCTCAAACTCGCAAATTAACTGATATCCGTTTTCGTCTAATTTCATAATCTATTCTTTAAATTCATTAATATCTTTTTTTAAATCCTTTGCTTTCGAAATTATTGATTTTATTATAAAATAAAATGATTTATTGCCTAACTTTTGCGAAGTTTCGTCGATGCTTTTAATTTCTATATACAACCAAAATACAGTAACTACTTTTGAAATCAATAAAGGCACTCCGAATAAAGTATTATTTTCAATTATATGTTTATCAATAAAATATCCTAAAATAATTGAGCCAAAATAAAAGAAAGTTTTAACAACTATATTAAATAGCTTAGTACTTCTAAAACTACTCCAGCCATTTAATTTAATACTTATATAAATTGCAAATAAAGTATCAAATAAAACCGCTAAACCTGTTAAAATTAACAAGCCTTTAATAGGTGTTACAAAAGTAAGCAAACAAATTAACATAGTTTTAAAAAAAGTAAAAAGATATAGTTTCATTTTAAATATTATTTATTTTTCAATACCCTGCAAAGGTATGTTTAGGATTATTTACTTCAATTTTATTTTCAAATTCAATTTCTTCTTCACTCATTACATCATAATGATAACCATCAATAACAACCTCATCGATTGTAATTAAACCTATTTCAACAACTGCGTGAATACCTTGTTCGTAATTACCATATTCATCAATCACATTCTTTGCAATTAAATCAGCTATTGCAGTTTCTTTGTCTGTATATTTAAGTTTGTATATATTCATTATAGTGTTGTTAATTGTATTGCTTGTGCATCTGTTAGAGTTGTTTTATAAAGAGATGATGAGTTTATTGTGGTATTTGATAAACCACCGTTAGTACCAGAAGAACCTAAATTGAACTTATTAATTGTGACTGGAAAACTAAAAGCAGTGGTGATTGTCGAACCAATCTTAACACCATTTACATATAAATTTGTTTCACCTGATTTATAACTTATTACAATTTTTTTTCTTCCAAATGTAAAACTTGCCGCTGGAATAGAAATAAATATTACATTTGTGCCTGATGTTCTTAAAATAGCGGCAGCATTACCAGTCGTAAGTACTGCAAAAATTAAATGATTGCTTAAAGTTCCATCACTTATTGTAGCAATAAAACTATCAGCTAAAGGATTAGACATTTGATAATTAAAATCTACAAACATAGCTCCCTCTGTTTGCCCAATCAATGTACTTGCATTTGTATTAGTAATTACATCAGCATTTCTTGTCACAGTACTTGCAACTGTTGGAATGTATGAAGTAGCGTTTGTTCCTGCTTCTAATTGAGCACCCCAAACATTAACAGATGTATTTAGTGAGTTGTTTTCATTCCTTATAGAAGTTGAACTTGTTATCAATACAAGACTTATTGTAGATGTTATTGTTGCACTTGCGGTTGATGTTACAATACATCTATACCAACCATTACCTGCATTTAAAATTGATGCTGTAACACCTGCACTTACATTACCAATAACACCTGTGTTAATATCAAAATTTGCAAATCTAAGACTAAAAAAAGTATTATTTGGAAGTGATATTTGAATAAAGTCATTTGTTCCTTTTTTAACATATACACTAAAAGTATATGTACTTCCACTTACATAACTAATATTAGTTTGAAATGTTTGATGAAGAGTTAAATTACCATCACCTGTTATAGTATCTGCATTTAATAAACCTGATGGAGATATAATAGTGTTAGGAGTAACATTTATACCTGCTGAACTCCAAGGAGTGACATTTAACTCCTCACTTCTTAAAACTAAATTAGTTCTCTGTGGCTCAACTAATATAGATGGACAACTTCCATTTGAGTAATCTATTCTTGGTGCGTTAACCGCTACATTTTCAATTAAACCTGAACTATTAACTCTTGTGGCTGTTGTTGCTCTTGTAACACTCATATCACCAATAGTTCCATTTATAATTGCTCTATCTGTTGTAGATATGTAATCAGTTATAGTAGAACCTGGTACTAATTGAGCACCCCATACATAACAAACATCTTCAGCAACAGTTGATTGATAAGATGGGTATCTACCACTATTGGTATTATTAGTTGTTACAATTTCACAACCTGTCAAACTCCCTCCAATTATTGTTGTTCCCTGTACTGAACACCTATACCAACCATCACCAACATCTTCAATTGTAGCTATTGCACCTGTTCCTGTATTTCCAATAACACCATCTTCTAAATCAAAATTTGCCCAATTACTTACTCCAAATGCAGTATCATTTACATAAGTAAGTTGTATCCATCTATGATTGGCTTTTTTTAGATAGTATGATGTTGTGTAAGTTGTACTTGTATTAAAAGTAAAAGATTGATAAAGTCTATGTCTTCTTGCTAAAGCATCAACACCAATTCTTAGAGTATCTGCTGTCAGTGTTCCGTTTGGTGCAGTTACAGTATTTTGTGTAATACTTACATCAGTTTTAGTCCAAGAAGTATTATTAAACTCTTCACTTCTTAAAAATAAATTAGTTCCTACATCATTTGGTTCAACAGCATACAACAAAGTTTCTCTATAACCATTTGGTGTTACAATCAAAGAAGCATTGTCTAATAAATTTTGATTATCTAATTGAGTTAGTTGTGCTTCTAAACAGCCTTCTGCTTCAAATTGACCTTGAGTGTTAAGTACTCTTTCTTTGAATGCTTGTACTAAGTTCTTTATTTTTGCCCCCAATGTAAAGAGCATCATTCTTCTAATACTCATTTTAGGTTCTTTGATTTATAGAATATATAATTTCAGTTGATGTAATAAAAGTACAATAAATATAATTTACTACACTAAGAATATAGTTTCCACTACCGCTTAATTTTTTATATTCAGAACTAAAAGTTGGTGCAGTTCCTGAATTATGTATGATTATATTTGTTACTCCTAATTGTGCTCCTGTTACATCAGCAGTTATATTTCCTGTTACTGGTGAAGCAATTGTGCCATAAATTCTATCTGTTACAAAAGATAAAGTTGCTCCTGTTGCAGTACCTGCATTTGTTGGTAATGGAATATAACCTAAATTATTCTGCTTTAAATCCAAAGCATCAAATACCGCATTTTGACTTGGTGCAATTGTAGTAACTCCATTTGTAATTGAATCCTCTATAATAGTCTTATTTTTCCATAAATCCGTAGAAGTTTCGTAAATTAAACCTTGATTATTTAAAGGTGTAGAAATTGCAACATTATGTAATTCGTCAAGTTCCCAACCATTCATAATTTTTACATAAATCTTACCATTGTTTGCGTGTGCATATTCTACATATCCTACAATAACAATATGAGCAGGTGCAATTGGTTTAACGTTTGTTAATCTTCCAGCAGTTGTTGGACTAAGATATAATACATCACCATCGCTCCAAGTTTCACCTTGCAAACTACCTGTTGTATTTATATTTTCAAGTTGCCCAACAGTCATTATAAATCCTTCTTGATTTGTTGCAATAGTTTCACAAACAACTCCTAAAGTATCTGCTGAATTATTATCGTTATTAGCTTGTGCTAAATTAACTGCTAATCTTTGTCCTTGCGCTCCGCTTATTCTAACAACTTGATATGATGCTTTTGTAAGTGTAGTATTTGGTGTTACTTTGTTGACAATTCTTGCGACTAAATCAACTCCATTTTTAAGAATAACGTTACCACCTTTTAAAGTAGTTTCTGAACTTCCTATTGTATCATTCCATCTTGTTACAGCAACTCCAGCAGTTCCAGTTGGTGTAGTGTCTAATTCTATTTGACCAGCTTTTAATTCATATTCGCCTAAATCAACATTAGCATTTGCTCCTGTGTATGGCACGAAACCTGTAACGTCTGGAATAGTAGGTTTGTTTAATATTTCAGCAACTCCACTTGTCGCATTCCAATCACTATTTACTTGTGTAACTTGCAATTCCCAAACTGCACTATCTTCTGTTGCATCAGTACAAACATAAACATCACCATTATCTAAAATCCATCTACTATCTATTGCAAATCCTTTAGTAGTATCATCTGTTGCACTTGGCGTAATTGTAAAATTGTGAGATACTTCACGAATAGTAAATCCATCTTGTTGCATTACATATTGGCGACCTGCTTCCCACTTCAACTCATAATCTAAAGAGCAAACTAAAGCCACTCCTTTTGCTCCACCATTACCAGAATCTGTTAAACCCTTTCTAATTCTTGAACCATTATCAAAAGTAATCTCATCACCATCACTAATAAATATATTCTCGCCATCGGTTTCATTACCCTCTGATAAAACATCATTTAAGTTTTGAGTACCGCCTCCGTTTTGAGTAGTAACAATAATTTGAGTAACGTTTGGTGTTGCGTTTATTGTAACATCCTGCTCAACTTTAGTAACATTTATATTAACTTGCTCCATTAGTTTGTAATTGTTTTAACAACTTGAAATAAACCACCTACATAATATTTAACATCGCCACTATCTAAAGTAATTTTAATATCATACTCATAGTTGCAAGTTGGAATAGTAATTATTTGCTCATTGATTTTAAATTTTCCATCAACTGCATCTGTTATTGTAATTCCATCATTTTCAACACTTGTTAGTGTTAAAACAGGACTTGAACACGCATCTTTTTTAACTTGCATACGAATAACCGCACCTGTTAAATCTAAAGGGTCGCCATCTATTAAAATTTCAAATGGTACTTGGTTAAAAGTTGCGTTTCTTTGCGCTTGTAGGTTTAATATTCCTATCATTTTGCTCTTGCTTTTTTAAAAATAACTCGATTTTCTCGATGTTAATTTCTTGTTTTACATTCGTTTTTTTAATTGATGCCATAATACATATTCATCTTCTGTTATTCTTTGTTTTGGAAAATACCAACCGCTATTACTCGATAATTGCGGATTTACAATTGCGTCTGAACTACTAACATATTCAGGTAATTGCTTTTTACACAACCATTTTTTCATTCTTTCAGCGTACATATCAGCAACTAATCGCCTTTCATTTACTAATCTCGATAACGTTTGCTCAGTAACCGCTGTTGTATTTGCAGGTGTTGGAATTGTTATACCATTATTAGCAATACTAAAAGCACCGATTTTCAAATACTCAGTTGCGCTCTGCTGAATTAAAAAAGGTTTTATGTAATCAGAATACAAAGTTAAGTATAATCCGCTTAAATCTTCATTTTCGAAGTCAGTTTCTATTTTTTCATATAAAACTTCTCCTAAAAGTTCTTCCAATCGTGTAGCTTGTGCATCTAAAATACATTGACGTAATTTATCAGTATCTATATTACCACCTAAAGGAGTGTTTTTTGTTATGTCGTTATCTGTTAATAGTATTACCATTTTACTCTGCTTTAAAAAAATTATTACTCGCTTGTGCAGGTTGTGCAACTAAAGGATTATTTTCTTCCCACATTGCATCTTTACGTTTATCAGGATCTAAATCTAAAATCATTTTACGTGCCTGATTAACAGAAATTGATTTATTATTTTTTCTTAAATATATTTTTCGAATCCAAAAATGCTTACAATTAACTCCGCCTTTGTATAACCAAATTGAATAAGTATCTGCTCCTTTTAAACCCAATCCAGGATTTACAACTTTACTACCTGCCAATTCAATATCCTCTTTGCGATAAACTTTATTAGCTGAAATCATTTTATTACAAAAATCTCTTTCTCCCTCTTTTGCTCCTGCATATTGATAACGAATTTTAAAAAGACTTGTGTCTTGTTCACTTGTAACGTTTGGAAAAGAACTTGGAACTTTTGCTAAATGTAAAGCAGTTTCAGTTAGTTCT